CTGCGGAGTAGCGGAGCCGGTGGAGTAATCAATGACAGGACATAGGGGGGTACGCAGCAATGGTGATCATATTGGGGTTGCCTTCAGTGAAACCACCGATGGCAGGAGCAGTAACAGAAGTCTGGGATGAGTTCAACCAGATGATACGCTCACCCTCTGGATCACGAGGGGGATTGCTCTCACCCTTGGTCTGGCGCAACACAATGTAGCACCCCTCCTCGGCACCGCGCTTAACGGAGCCTGGAATAGAGATGGCCTGAGCCACCGTCGAAGGAGGAGCGCGCATGACGCGCGAAGACTGGCCCCACTGCGGAGTAGCGGAGCCGGTGGAGTAATCAATGACAGGAGTGGAGGAAGCTCTCTGCTCACAGGCCTGAGTGTAGTAAACCACTGAACCACCACGATACAACTCGGGAGTCGTATTGATGGCCTCAAAGCCACCGCCAATGACGCGGGTCTGTGGACCAACGTAGCCGGTGAGATCAAACCCGGACACGCCGGTCGTAGCGACCGGCGGTGGGGTAGTGCCCCCATAAGGGAGCGTGTTCAAACCAGTTGGAACAGCGATGGCCATGAGAGGGGCACGCCAATTGAACTGCTGGCCCGCAGCGGCAGTGGAACCCGTTTGGAAGGTGCCACCACTGGCGGTGAGAATAGTACCCTGAAAAGATGCAACCGAACTCAGACTGTTGTTCAAGGCCGGGTCAATCAACTCCGGAACGAACACAAGGTTCAAGTCCCAGAGGGCCCCGGCAGCTAAGCCTGGAGGCTTAGTGACAGTGATGGTCTGGTTATAGCTCTGGACATAAGAACGTCCAGAGGCGCCATCGGGCATTCCCACGACCGGGTGTTCCTGGTCGGGAAAGGGGTCAAGCGCCATCTTGAGGTAGTTTGCACCAGCAGGTGTGAGGGTGCCCTGGTTCTCAAGCTTTGTGAGAATGTTTTTGGTGTAGGAGCCACGAGACATTTGTGTGACAGCGATACCGGATTCAGTCTGCTTGTGAGAAAAATGGAAAAACTCTGAGCGATTGTTTGTTGGCTTAGGGGGTGAAAACCTTAAAGAGGCTGGGCCATTAAGCGCCTCTTCAATAGCATAAACCTCGCGCTGCTTAGGCACAAGGTACGCTGCACGAACAACTTCCCTCGCCGGAACGAAGGCAGCATATTCAGCAGCAGACACCCAATGGCGATGGTCCAAAAGCCACTTGTCAAGGATCGGTAGGACAGCATCGTCCCAGATTGCAACCTGACGAATGGAGGCAATTCGCTGGAACTCCTCATAATGAGTGTTCTTCGGCCCGAAGACCACATGGGACAGCAAACGCGTTTGATTGAACAGTGGGACCATCACCTGGACGTCACCAACAAGGACCGGTTTGAAGAACGCGGAGAGGAAATCGAATTCCTCAACACGCTGGAGGCCATTTGTCGTGACCTCCAACCCGAAATCCCCACTAATAGTGGGAATCAGGGCTTCAGGAGCTAGCAAGGGGTAAGCCTCATCATAAGAATAGGAGTCATCATCACCATAGAACACTGCCTCAAAGGCGGTGGTGATCTGGGAGAGCGTCCAATCTGGATAAGCAGTGAGGATCGCATACAAGAAGTAAAGGATCATTGCATACGTGTTGTCGTCAGAAGTACAGAACCACCCAGTGGGCAGCCCGTTTTGCTTCTGCCAAACCTCATTGTTGACAAGGCAAACAGAGTCGAGCAATTGTGAGTAAAGCTCATCCACAGCTCTAAGCTCATTGGCTGTGGCCCCGAGCAGGCAACGCTTGCGCATGTCTCGAACACGCTGCATCACCACACTCAGGATATGGGCATCCATCTCCCTGACATCTGCACACGCCCCACGATCAAACCGCTTAAGGCGGCGATAGAGGCGGTGCCAGTCCAGGCCGTCGCGCGAGATGCCGACGGCGCTCCAATGGCGCAGAGCGGAGGAATGCAAGCCATCATTTTGATTCAAAAAGAGACGCATGGCAATATACTGCATGTCAAGAGGACACGCCAAAATGCCATGGGGAAGCTTATTCTTCTTCCTTATCTCCTCTTTCTCAAAATGGAAAAGAAGTCCCTGCCATGGTTCCACGTTAACAAAATGTTCGTAGGCTCGAGCGAGCCACTGGTTACCGTAGTTTTCAAACCATGCCCCCTTCGTGGGGAGGGAAAACTTATAGGGGACACCAGGCGACTTCGAAGACTCCATGCGCAGCATCACCTCCTCATGGGAGGCGACCGGTGCAGAGATGAAGGGCGCGAACATCTGGGTCATCATACGCGCCGCCTTATCCAACGTCTGAACGTGGACAGATCCGAGAGTATCGGACCCATAGCGGCGGAAGATCGCCAAATTAACATCGGGGCCATAGGCAGGGGATTGATAGGCAGTCAAGTCATAATCGGCAAACATTTCAAGCAATTCTTCCCGTGGCTGGAGACCTTTAGGATGCGAAGAGTAACCACTGAAGGACCCGATATACTCAAGGGTACCACAGGGCAGATTTGGCATGCGGGTTGGACGACCCACATTAATCTTGATCTCATTCAACTTTCCACCAGATTCCGGGGTCCACCAGCTAAGCTGGCGGCCCCGGACCACTAGTTTCCCTGGTTCTGCTTTTGGAGCTTCCCCAGGGAATCCAGCACTGCAGGAGTGATGGCGAAGAATC